GTGTCATTCCATGTTGCGTTGCCAGGCCCACCGATAAACACCACACCGGCAGCGCTCTCAATCTCGTCACTGCCTGGCAGTCCGGTCTCGTCGCTGTCGTACCTGATGCTGAGCGTGCCAAATGCTTGCTCGCACATGCGCTGATAGTCCTCAGACAGCTCGCCGAACCGACCGTTGCCCGCTGACGTTGCGAAGTCCCGAAAGACCAAAGCCAGCGCAAGGTATAAGTGAGAAGACCGGAGAGCAGAAGAGGACAGCACCAACCAAGGCCGGCGCCCCATCTGCAGCAGCTTAGTCTGGAGCTGTGTCCAAGCCTCATCGATGTAGCCCTGCAGGTTGCCGCCGGTGCGTGACTTCCAACGCGCAAGGTCGCCGTGCATGGCCTCGAGGTCATCGTCCGAGACCACCGGATATAGGCGCAGCCGCACGAGGTGAGCTTCTCGCGTGAACGTGTAGGTTTGCCCGTCTGCCATGACTAGAGCCCAGCGAATCTGCCAGAGGTCAGAGAGAGCCTTGGTGGTTGGCAGGGTCGCCGCTTCGACTGTGTGCGTTGCCTTAGAGCTGGCCACCGTGATGGCCGCGCCGTCAACGACCTTTGTGCCGGTGTCGTCGTAGATGGTGACCGTGCCAGAGGTCGGCGCAGAGATTGCCCCGTCCCGATAGATTGCCGCCTCGATGGCGTTGTCCTGGTTGCGGACCAGAAACTCAGGCAGCGGAAAGCGCGGCGCGTAGTCGGTGAAGGGCATTAGTTGGCCGCCTCAAAGGCCGCTATCGCGTCCTGCACCTGGCGCCAGTAGGCCGCGCGCTCTGTGTTGTTGGTGACGGCCTCGGACTCTGCCTGCGTTAGTTCGAGCTCTATCACATAGGTAGGCGTCAGGCTTGACGGTTCGTCGCCGCGTCGGCGCTTCTGAACTACTGCTCTCATGATGTCTTGCCCCAACGCTCAACGGTGAAACGCTCAATCGTCACATCAATCTCATCGTACGTTTGCCAGGCCAAGAGGATGTCCCCGCCTGAGCCGATAAGGTCGTCGGACGATGTCTCAAACCTTGTTCCCTGCAGACGCACGCGGGCGCGCTGTGTGAGGGTGCCAATGTCGGCATAGTCCGTGTCACCTGTGTCGCCTCGGATCCACACGTCAGAGTCAACCCCGTGAATTGATAGCCGGGCTTTGCTTGGGACCGTCGAGGTTCCGAGGCTTCCCCAGGCGCCAGACGGGCCACCGTCGTACGAGGTCGGGGGAGGGCCAAGCGTGAGGCCGTTGAGGGCCACGTTGTCTCCATAGGTTGCATCACTCTTGTACTTCACGATTTTGCTGTAAATCGCTGTAGTCGTGGCTGAGTCTCGCCGGATAAGATAGAGGACCGCACCGCCGTTTGCGTGACCTACCATCGAGTCAATCTTGAGGCTGACGAACGCCCTCCACTGGTCGAAGGGCTCGAGGTCTGAGAAGCCGGACAGGTCGAACAGCACTGAGCCGTTTAGGCCAGAGCCGCCGCCCCCGGTCCACTTGCCCTGCAGGCCGCCTGAGTTGACCTCAAACTTGCTGGCGGATGAGGTCCCCGCAACCGTGACGGCTGTGCCGTCTGAGAAGGTGGTGGCCCCGTCTCCGTCTGCCTTCAGGTCTTGCGAATCCAGAGACGTGAAGTCCAAGTCAATCAGAGACTCGAGACCCGCCTGTGGCCCTCCACCGCCGCCGCTGCTGGTGTGTGTGTTGATAGGTGCCACGACCTAGGACTCCAGTACTTGCCCGGTAGGAGTACCGCTTGAGGCCTTGAGCTTGACAGTCCAACCAGAGCCGCCGGTCAAAGACGCTGCCGCGCCCTTGGGCAGGCTGAAAGTATAGGACTGATTGGCCCCTATCGGAATCTCCAGGGAGTTGGACTCAGGGTCTTCGATCTTGATGGTCCCGGCCACAAGAGAGCCAGAGTCGAAAAACGATACCTCAACGCTAGTGGTTGCCGCCTGCAGCGAAAGCGCAGACCCATAGGTGTCTGAGGTTGACTGTGTCTGAATCCGCGCCATAGTTTTAGCCTTCCTTGTTTCGGTCTGTCTTTCGGACTGCTTCAACCGCTCGACGCTTGGCCTCTGCGGTTGGCATTCCTGATTCTCGCATCCGCTTGGTCAGCCTATCAACCGCCGCGCGCCCGCCTGGCTTCTCTCCGCTCATACCTGAGCCTCTGGAGCTGCTGCTTTGGGCTTCTTTGGTCGCTTGGGGCGACCGGGGCGGTTTGGCTTGTAGGCCATGGCCTCATGGGTCTCGCGGAGGCGCTTGGCTCTCGCCTGCAGCATTGCGTTGTGCGGCATGTTCGCAGCTGATGCCTCAGCCTTCTCGACCCGCTCTTCGTGCCTGCGCAGGTGGTAATTTCTGATATTCTCAGACATCGGCGGCACCACGCCCGCGGCCACTAGGTGACGGAGGAAGCCGTACCACCCCTCACGGTCGAAGTCCTCAAAGACCATCCCGCCTTCAATGCTGTAGCTCTTCCAGCGAGAAGCGAACGCAGAGCCGCCGCCCTCGACAGGAATGCTCTGCATATAGTTTACGTATTGGCCCAATCGCTCATCGTTTGGCCGAATGATTGTCCAGCCCTGCTCTTGAGCTGAGGCCATGGCCAGCGTGATGTTGTTGTTCTCCTGAACGTTGCTCTGTCCAGCGTCAAAGATGATTCGACCAAGCCGCGGCAACCACTCTCCACGCTCGCCTGCGTCTTTGTAGAAATGCCAGCGCTTGGGGTGCCAGCGGTAGACCCACTGCTTCATTCTGCGCGCTCGCTTACGTGGAAGCTTCGACTCCCCGACTTGGTTGCTGACTGGTACGGCTGGCTGGCCGATGATTGCTGGCATTGTTCTCTCCCTCTCTTGGTTTGTTCGCGAACTGGGGGAGGCAGGCGCTGCCCACCTCCCCCTGCTCTGCTTGGTTAGATGTCAGACAGGACGCCGACGCCGCGGGCATCCTCGAGAATGCCAACCTGGCAGAATGCATGCCCGATAACCTGAGTGAGTCCGGGGTCACCCTGTCGGTCAAACTCGACGTAGACCGGGGAGCCTGCTGGCGTGACGAGCGCGGCCATGCTGCCGGGCATTGCCTGGCGCGGGCTGGCCTCAACATAGGCCATAGCACCGAGGCCATACATGGAGCCGTTGAAGTGGGTGCCATCGTCAGTCACCGACGAAGAGCTGTACACGTCAACGCCCATCACAGTCCCCACGAAGCCGGGCCCCTTGATGGCGATCTGCTCGTAGGTCGCTGGAGCATATGCAACCGCGCCAGTCTCTGAGCGGAGCGAGCTCTGCAGGCCGGTCCACTGCTTGTGGTGCAGTACCGCGGAGTAGGGACCGGGGACGCTGCTCTGCTCAAGCTGCGCCATTGCCGCAACAAAGTTGTCAACGTCCATTGTGCTGCTGGCGGTCACGTCAGTCGAGAAACCCTCTGCAGTGCTGCAGACAAGGTCAGTGACCCGGAGCACATAGGCGTCGGCCATGTTTGCCGCAATCTGAGCCATGTTCAGGTTGCCGGGACCACCGGTGATCATGAACTTGTCAGACAGCTGATAGACCAGAATCTGCTGAGCCACCGATAGCGAAACAGAGCCGATACCGAGAGCAGTGTTGGCCGCGGCGGCGGTCTCGTTTGTGTTAGCAGCCGCGAAGGGGTCGTCGAAAGATACCGTTGGGGTCTTGAGGGTATCACTTCCAGAGCCGCCAACGTCTCCGAGGCGGATGAGAGTGGTGCGGAGGTCGGTACGGTCTACGAGGGTCTCAAACAAGAGGCCATTTAGGATCTCAGAAGCGCGAACCGCTCCCGATCCGGTGAAGGTTATTTCGTCTGCCATTGTGTCTCTCCAGGCGCCACGGGGCGCGGTTTTCGTTAGTGTCTCGCCCTAAGGGGAGGCGGCCCCGTGCCCCTCTTCGCCCGTCATGGTCGGCGGCACCTGGTGAGGGTCTGTCTTAATCTAGTGGGCGGTGGCCCGTTGGGTCAATTGAAAGGCCAACCGCCCGTGCCATTTAGCGCGCTCTGCAGTGCTGCCTTGCGCGCCTCTCGAGGGAGAGACGCAATGCTGCCCGGCGTGTATGCCTGTGCAGCGGCGGGCGTTGGCATTGTGCCCGCGTTAGACTGTGGTACAGCCGGAGCAGCGGGCGCTGCTTCAGCCGCGGGAGGCGTTGCAGCTGGCGCGGGCGTCTCTGCAGTTGTCCCCAGCTGTTGCGCTGCGCTTGGCGGCTCGGAAGGCTGCAGGAACGGGCGAAG